AGTATGAAAGCAGTCGCACTTATCGCAGCATCGCTGTTTGCAGTAACCGCCTTTGCTAATGCACCGAAGAAAGAAGAGCCAAAGAAAGACGCTCCGAAAGCTGAAGTCAAGAAAGACGAAAAAAAGAAGTAAAAATATGGTGGGCTTGTCCCACCATATTCATTATGTACCTGTGAGATTATGAAAGTTTATCTATCAAAGTACCGCAATCATTGGCTTTCTCCATATACAATTTTGGAAAAAGTTTTCTTTTGGCGTGAAATTGATTATGATGAGCCAATTATTCAAAAATTGGTTACTGTGCTTAATCCATTTTGCCAAGCCTGGCAAAAGTTTTTAGATTTTGTTCATCCAAGAATCACTTACATAAAGATTGATAAATGGGATACCTGGTCAATGGATTCTACATTGGCTGAAATTATTTTACCAATGTTAAAACAATTAAAGGTGACAAATCATGGTTATCAAATTGTTGACACAGAAGATGTTCCGTTTGAATTGCAAGGCACCACACACCGAGAATATGATGCTCAGTTATATTTTCAATGGTATGACAATGAACCAATTGAAAGATTAGATTCTGTTCGCTGGGATTGGGTGATGAATGAAATGATTTGGACTTTTGAACAAATAGTTGATGATGACAATGATGCTCAATTTCATTCTGGTAATTGGGATATGAAATCTGTACCGTGTGCGTGGGATGAAAATGATAAGCCAACATTGTATACCTTTGAAGAAGGACTTAATCACACATCACAATTTGATTCCGAAGGTTACAAAAAACATCAAGAACGCATCGCCAATGGTCTAAGATTGTTTGGTAAATACTACCGTGGTTTATGGGATTAAATTTACTAAATAAGGTGCCAGCATACACACACTCGCTGGTAAACACACAAACACACAGGAGAAAATTATGTCTAATATGACACCCTTTGAAATACGGCTTGAGCTACTTAAAATGGCGAGAGATATGCTCAATGACGATTATTATGGTAAGCGTGAACAAATCGCCAATCAATGGACAGTAGATTGTGATACTGCCAAACTCAAAGGTGAGGACCCACCGAAACATCCAGGGTACCCATCATTTCCCTCAGAATCAGAAGTTATCGCCAAAGCAGCGACTTTGAATAATTTCGTTTCTAACATAACCGTAGATAAACCAACAACAACTAAAAAATCTACCTGATGGGACAAGGGCGGCTTCGGCCGCCCCCTAACAATTAAGGAGAAAGCATGAAAAGAGCAATTGTGCTTTTCACGATTAGTTTGATTGCACTTATTATAGGATTTACAGCATTTTCACTTACAAATGTATTAAAAATACCATACAAAGCATATTATGCTTTTATGTCAGCGGATGCCAAGTTACAAGTAGAATGTCTTGCTGAAAACATTTATTTTGAAGCGGCACATGAACCTGACAAAGGTAAAGTAGCGGTAGCTTTTGTTACAATTAACCGAGTCAAATCTGGGCACTTTGAGAATGACATTTGTGGTGTAGTAAAGCAAAAAGTAAATGGCACTTGCCAATTTTCTTGGTGGTGTGAAGAAAGACCAAAGGCAATTTCAATGGCCAGGGCCTTGACAAACAACCCAAGCCCATTGTATAATGACATACGAAACTTAGCTGTTCATGTATATGCCAATTATGACAAATTGGAAGACCCATCAAGAGGTGCTTTGTTTTATCACGCAGACTATGTGAATCCGAAATGGAGAAACATGGAACATTTAACAACAATTGGCAGGCATATTTTTTACATACGAAAGGACATGAAAAATTGGATAAGCCAAACATAGGTGATTTAAAAACCATTATTGTTTGTATTGCAGCAACAGTTTTAACTCTTATCATTTCTGTTGCATGGTATCACATACACGACCGTAGTTTGATGGCAGAAAATATGAACAATGCGATTTCAAAGGGCATTGATCCTCTTTCTGTTCGCTGTTCATATGTTGGTAGTCAAGATATTATTTGTATTGCGTTTGCAGCATCGGCACAATCTCATAATGTAGCGCAACAAGCAACAACTAAACGATAATTGAAAGATTTATATTATGTCAAAATTTATTTTTATTTGTGAAAATGAACCAATGCCATTTGCCACGAGCGCAGATGTAAAAAGAACTGTTCAATTTAATTCTGATTCTTTAGGAACAATCATTGAAGAATTTGAAAACTTTTTGCGTGGCTGTGGTTTTCATTTCCGTGGTCAGTTAGATTTTATTGATGACGATGACGATTCATATATTGCAATTGATGAACAGTCAAATTTTGATTTTTCAGAAATTCCACAAAACAATTGGCCTTTTGGTGCATCAAAGGTGAATAAAACTGATGATGAAGATTCTGTTTATGTAAGTAACGACATTGAATTAGATGTTTTTAATCAAGGCGCTGCACAACCCGCTCTTCATTTGTATGATGAAATGGACTATGGCCCAGCTATTACAATTCCAAAAAGTAGTCGCTAATGCCAACAAAAGATGAAATGAAAAACTTTGCGCTCAACATAGAGCGCTTAGTTGCAAACACCGATTTCAATTATATTGAAGCGATTGTTGAGTATTGCAAACAAACTGGCCTTGAGATTGAAGTTGCAGCTTCATTGATAAACTCCAATCTCAAATCAAAGATTGAAATTGACGCTATGGATTTAAATTTATTGAAAGTGAAAGGTTCTCGCCTTCCGATATGACGGGATACGAAGCATTTGAAATTTACGAAGCACTAAAAATACATTTCTCAAAACAATCATACGATTTCTTCAAATATAACGGTAAAACAAATGTCAGTATCACCGCATTTGAAAATCGTAGAGACAAATACCACTTTTACAAACTTAGCCGTAAATTCAATAACAAAGATGATTTAATTGCTTTCATTGTTGCAAACCTTGTGACAAAAGGTGAGCTATGGGTTGGCGATTTACTGGCCGAAGAAGCTGAAATAAACTATCGTAAAAGGCAAAAAGTAATTCAGTCTTTGTCATACACATTTGAAAACGATTGTCGCTCTGTATTTGAATCTGCAAGTGATCCAAACGATATTGTCAAAGTGAATGACGGCGACTATCCAATACTTTTACGAAAAGCACTAAGAAAAGAAATTGAAATAGAAACAATTTGCCTGCTTGCTATAATACTTGGTTTTCTGCCTATGTGGAACAAAAAAATTACCGATACAATTCAATGGCCAAACTACTACCTAAAAATGACCAAGTATGCCTCTTTTTTACCACAAGATATGGTAAAATATAAAATGATACTTAAAAAGGTAATAGGCAAATGACTATAAAAAAGATTTATTTGGATATGGATGGTGTTCTATCCGACTTTGAGAAAAAGTTTATAGAATACTATGGCCAACTTTCATTGGCAAAACGAGACAGGAAGCAATGGTCAAAAGATTGGGAAGATTTTGTTCTCAACAAAAAAGGCTTTGAAAAGTTAGAATGGTTTCCTGGTGGTCAAGAACTGTTGTCATATCTGAGAAAGCACTCAAGCCTTCACATTGAAATTCTTTCTTCTTCTGGCGGCGAGAGATTTAATGGCGAAGTAACTGTGCAAAAAATCAAATGGCTTCGCAAGCACGGCATTCATTACAAAGCAAACATTGTACCGGGCCGCAAGAAAAAGGCAGAGTATGCCACATCAGATTCATTAATTATTGATGATACGCCGGATGTAGTTCGGTATTTCACACAAGCTGGTGGTCAGGCGATTTTGCACAAAGATGTAAAAGAAACAATTCAAACGCTTGACTCGCTACTAAATAAATGATATGATAATAACAAAAGATTTTTTGCATGACACCTTAGCGTATGTTGACGGTAATTTGATTTGGAAAAAATCAATTGGAAGATTAGCTAAAAAAGAAAGAATTGCTGGCACAATTACTGATAATGGTTATTTAAATATTTGTTTGCTTGGAAAAATTTACAAATTACACAGAATAATTTTTTTCTATCATTATGGTTATTTTCCTAAAGTTGTTGACCACATTGATGGTAATAAATTAAACAATAAAATAGAAAATTTGAGACAAGCGTCAATTGCAGAAAATGCTTGGAATTCAAAAAAAAGAATCACCAACAAATCTGGTGTAAAAGGAATTTCTTGGGATAAAAAATCTAATAAATGGCGTGCAAGTTGCACCGTAAATTATAAACAAAATAATCTTGGATTATTTGAAGATATTGAAGAAGCAAAAAAAGTTTTAATACAATTTAGAAATAAAAATCATAAAGAATTTGCCAAACATTATTGATGTTTTGTAAATAGTAGTTGATTATGAAAAAAAGTGGATAATCCGTTATATTAATTTTATACTCCGTTATACGAAAGGAAATACTATGAGTAGTTTCGCAAACCTCAAACGCAGCAGCAATTCATTTGACAAACTAAAGAAAGCTGTTGAATCAACCACACAGGCTTCTGAAGCCGGTTCAAAAGAAGATACAAGATTTTGGCAACCTGAAGTAGATAAAGCTGGTAACGGCATGGCGATTATTCGCTTTCTGCCTGCACCTGCCGTTGATGGTGATGATGCTCTTCCTTGGGTTCGTGTTTTCTCACACGGCTTTCAAGGACCTGGCGGATGGTTTATTGATAACTGTCTGACAACACTCAATGAAAAATGTCCAGTTTGTGAGCACAACAATACATTATGGAACTCTGGCATTGAAGCGAACAAAGATATCGCTCGTAAACAAAAGCGTAAGCTTTCTTACATTGCCAATATTCTCGTAGTCTCTGACCCAAGTAATCCATCCAACGAAGGACAAGTTCGCTTGTTTAAGTTTGGTAAGAAAATTTTCGACAAGATTACAGAAGCAATGAATCCTGAATTTGCAGATGAAACACCAATTAACCCATTTGATTTGTGGGAAGGTGCCAACTTCAAATTAAAGATTCGTAATGTTGAAGGTTATCGTAATTATGATAAGTCAGAGTTTGCTGATAAGTCTGCACTCTTTGATGGTGACGATGGAAAGCTTGAAGATTTGTGGAAGAAAGAGTTCGGTCTTAAAGAGTTTACTGAGAGAAAACAATTTAAGTCTTATGAACAATTGAAGTCACGCCTTGATAAAGTTCTTGGATTTGACGGCGCAGCTGCTGCACCTAAAACCAAGGCTGCTGA